AATTCTTCGCTTGGAAGTTCGCTAGGAGCACCCCACACCATTGTACCTGAGTTGCTGTCGAAGTAAGGAATACCTTTAATGTCTGTAGGTTCCCAAAGACTTAAACGAATGTCAATCAAATGACTATTAGTAAAGCTGTCAGTAATCTGACGTACAATGTCACTTTTACCAATGCCTGGAGGCCCCCAAAGGAAAATCGGACGCTTCTTTTTAAGAGCATGTTTGATGCTTGCTTTTGCGCCGTTTGGGCTAACTGTGCGAGTTGACGTATCCATAGTGTATTCCCTCTTTGTGTGTCAGTACGTTTATTTCTAACTATGTATATAGTATAGCATCACTAGAACAAATGTCAACCGTTTTTGTAAAAAAGAACACGTTTAAAATCAATAATTTAGGATTTTTTCTGCCTGTTCATAGCTTTTGTGATGCCATATTTGCGTAAATCGCCACTAAAAAGACTAAGTTCGACTGCCTTCTTTTCGTTCGTTACTGTAATACTTCTGTTGGTAAGATAGTAAGGGCAGTCAATAAATTTATCAAGATGTATGATTACTTGCGTCGTTAGTGGTGTATCTCTAGGGTACGGTATATCATATGTTGCTAGATCTATTTGAAGCAATACTTCAAAGCCCGCATCAGTTAATCTTAAACCGCCCTCGCCTTTATCTCTGTTGTTTTTCCACCACAGAGGCATATATTCTTGTACAGCAGCATCATTGATGCTTTTACCTAGTTCTTTTAAAAAGAGCTTAGTATATGTCTCTTTCCAGTTCATTCTTCCGTAACCACTTCACCAGAAGTAAGTTTGTATACAGCAAAATCTTCACATTTAAACATCTCGTTTAATTTTTTAGCAAGATTGTGTGCGTGTCCTGGATTACTAAAACTAGTCTTCTTGTACTTCGGACCGGGATAGTTTGTTAGAGCATTTGCACTTTTGAGATTAAACGGCTTACTCTGATAGAATACTGCCCAGATGGCTTCGGCTTCTAAGACCTGTTCTGACTTGTAAGTTTTATTGTTTATATTTTCTAAAATAACTGTTGGCTTTGGCCTGCTCATATACGTAATCCTTTAATTAACTACGTATATATTTATCCTCGCTAACAGTTATCTATGTAGTTAAAATTTAGATCCGCCGTCTACGGTAATTTGAACAACTTCATCATTGCTATTTTTAGATTCTGCAACTAGCTTTTCGAGATCGCCGTGCAGCCGACTCATAACAATGCCAATAGTAAAAGCTAGATTCTTTGCTTGTTGTATAGACAACTTTACTTCTCGTGCTTGTGAATTTTCAGCAGATTTAACTTGTTGTAAAAATTGCTGTAACGAAATAGTATTTAATGGTTCAACGGTTTGCACGGCTTAACTCCTGACGCATTTCTAGTTCTGTTTTAAACGGTCCTTTATATTCGTACCGCTCAACAGTAATTAGTTTAGGACAAAAACTCTTAACCCAGCCTTTATCAAATCGAATAATATAATATCCTGCACAATATGCACTTTTACTTTTTTCACTTTTAGTAAACAGCGGCAGTTTACGCTTTACATCATACATTGTATTATATGGAGCAACACTGGTCGAAAATCCGTGTACTGTAAAATCGTTATTAGTTACAGGAACTTCATTTTGTGTAATATCTGTCCAAATAATATCAGCACCAAACTTTTTCTTCATCTGGCGCTTGTTATCAAAAAAGCAAGTTTCTACTCTACTGCTAAACATATAACGATCATCGCTATACGACATTGTGCCAATGCGTTGATCATTGTTTTCAACAATCCAAAAACGATCTTTTAATACAGGTTTTGCTTTAATTGTCATTTAGGGTACCTTGCTTGTAATGGTTCTGCAAAACTTTGTGCCTGGTCTGCAACTCGTTGCATGTCCCACTTTGCACAGAACTTCATAAGACGCATACCAACTTGCGTAATGTCTTTAGGTTCAACTTCTGCAATAGTATTATTAATCATCTCTCTAATTTCTGCAGGTTGTGCAGTTAAATCACACAACACTACATTACGGTTGTAATCATCAAGTACACGATGTTCATCGCCGTTATGATCAGTCCAACGCTGTAGCATCATGTTATTCCAGTTAAAGCCTTTTGTAGTTTTATCTTCAAACGCTTCTGTAAGGCCTACTTTGTTTTTAGTGCCTTTTGTACGTACACCTGGATAAGCACTAAACACATTGTCACTAGTATCACCGCGCATACATTTTTCAAACAACATAAACGCAGGATTAGGAGCAGGTTTTGCTTCTTTAGTCTTCTTATCTACAACAGGACGGCCTTTGTCATCAAAGTAGCCTTCGTGCGTAATAGTCATGTTAGCAACACCATTATACTGCTTTACATTAGGAGCAATCAGTTGTGCAAAATCACCGTCAGTACTAATAATAATGTGATTGTCGTTAGGGTGTGCTTGCACCCATCCTGCAATAAGATCATCTGCTTCTAGTTGCGGATGCCGCATCATAGTACAGTTAGTCTTCTCACCAATAAAGTCTTTAAACTCGTCAAAGATTTCCCAAAACGCTGTATCTTCTTCCGACTCTTGCACAGTTAGTTTATCACGTGCAACCTGTCGATTACGCTTGTAAGGCTCGTAAAAGTCCTTGCGCCAGCTACGTCCTTCTAAGCAAAACACAACATGATCTGCATTAAAGTCTTGCCATGCTTTCTTTACACTGTTGAGTGTAATGTGCAATGCCATGCCCACCTTCGTGTCAATATCGCCACGTACAACATGTCGAGCTCTAAAGAAAGTGTTTGCTGTGTCTACTAGTACATATGTACTCATTGTTTTACCTTTTGTTTTGCTAATTTAAATACAGTATAACATGTTTATACACAATTGTCAACTAACTTCACTCTTCCCTTTTGCAATAGGCACTACATTAATATACCCAGCGCCGCGATTTGTATCTTGTCCGCCTTCTTCTAACATATTATAAACAATATCACGGAACCAACGATCGACAATTTCCTCTTCAGGATCATTGTCTACGCCATAACCTGCTTGAACAAGTTGTGCAATAAAGTATTCATTCCAGTCAAGTTCAAAGAAGCCATTGCGCACATTTTCTTCATTCACTTTAACGTCAATGACGTTAACCCATGGCTCTTTACGTTTAGTAGCATAAGCTTTAGGATCTTTAACTTTTAGTAAGTCTAGTTCTTTTGCTTCTAGTGCTGCTGTTTCATCAGCAATACGCTTTTCTTCTTTATCTAACCCTGTTAACTTCTTTAAAAAGTTTTTCATTGCTCTTCCTTTGTATATTTTACATGCTGTGTAATTTCACCAATTAACAGATACTTAGGTTCAGTATACGTACTAGAGCCTTTAACGTCTAGTTTAATATAAACATCATTCGTTTGCAATTTATTCCAAGTTGCATTAAGTGCTTTAATATCTTTTTCAAACTGTTTTACAAGTTCTACTACTTTTGGATCTTTCATATCTGTTTCCTTATAGCTTCGTACTGTTCTTGTGTTATAGACTTATTTCGAAGAATATCTAATTCTTCTTGTTTAAGTCCCCCAGGCATTTCCGAATAAGCTAATGTGGAGTCTCGGAGTGAATCGCCATCCTTTTTCCATGCAGACTTCTGCGACTTCTTGAACATTGAGAGTGTACTCTTCCGAACGCCCTCCAAGCGGCATGCAGTATACAGGGCACTCAACACCTGCGTCACGATATGCTTGCACAGCTTTGCCAGCTTCTTCAATATCTGCACGATCAGCAACAACAAATTTAAGATAGATGTCACTACCAGCAACAGTGGAATAATTAAGAGCAACGTCAGGCNTAATAGCNTCTTCCCAAGATTCGCCTGAAACGGAGAGCTTAGGGCTGCAACTCCATGTGACAGTAATTCTGTCACTATCGTTGAGATAGTTGTAGAGGCCGTTGTGTAGATGTTGGGTAGTGTTTGTTTCAAATGTGACATTTTTTAAATCCTGCATACGTGGGTGTTCAAAAAGCTCAACATACAACCGTTGCCAAGCAAGTAATGGCTCTCCGCCAGTCATAATCAAATGGATGTCTTGTCCATTGTCCATTGTCCACTTACCTTCTGGAGTAAGCGATAGTAGATGTTCAACCACTTCATCAACTTCTGCAAGTTTGTTAAAATCTTTAAACTCAGGATAGATACTTGCATAAGTGTCACACCCTGTATGAATGATAGGCAAGTCTGTAAACTTTTCTGTTTTAGCAATAATGCCATCATCTAGCAAGTCTTTTACTTCTTGATTGTATCTTTGTCCGTTTGCATGTTTCTCTGCACGACTAGGTTCATCTTTGCCAAGGCCAAAGTTCATACAACGGAAGTTACAACCGAAGGTACGCAAGAATACACTAGGTACTCCTACAAACTTACCTTCACCTTGTACTGAGTAAAATGCTTCTGAGTATCTTAGTTTCATAGCGGCAACCTTCCTGTGTATAGTTCAATACCTAAACTGATCATTCCCATA